TAAGCATTCAATGCATACTGAACTCTAGTCAACTGTGCTACGTTCGGAGGAGCGGAATAACCGAATACCTTAGCTACACTTGTAACTATATCGGCTGCCCAACTCACTCCTGACATGTAAGAACCTACAAAAGGAACGACTGTTAAAATATTAGCAGCTGTTGAAATTTTAGATGTAATACTAGATATAGGACCTAAAGTATCAGACTTTGCTTCTTTTTCTGTAGATGATTTTCCTTTCTTAGCAATAGTAATAGTTTGATGACCAGACTGCAAACCTACAGGAGCAGACTGACCAATCAAAACTACGTCTTCAAAATGCGCCCATAATACAAACCTTGCATCGATAGCACCAGCGACAGCTTCCAAATTGGAGTAAGGAAAAATACGCAGAGTGTACCATACACTAGTAGTAGGTTGTACATTAACTAAAGAGTAATAGTTAAAAGCAGATGAATAAGGTAGTTTTAAAACTGCAGCTTTTTGAGTTGCTAGATCTATTTCCACTCTGGGCAACATAGTACGTTGCACCAAAGAAGCACAATGGGCATTAACACTATCTGTTAATTTAGTGGAAGATATTCCTCCTCCGCAAGGTACTGCAGTTAGCATGTACCGGCCTTGTTGGAATTTCTCCGAATTAACTTGTAGAGTTAAGACACAAGTGGCTCTAAAACCAGCATACCCTCTAACTTTATTAGCATACATTGCGTTTTGCAACATCTTCTCGGGTAAGTTGTGAGAAGTGAAAGTTGTAGCAGTGTCTCCTTGGTCAAATTTTCCTTGTTCAATAATAATTGGCTTTTCTAAGTATTTGGCAATCTCGAGAGTGACATGATCATCAACGGTGTCAAAAGTGGTGACGTACATGTCTCGTGGAACGGCGGAAACTACTTCTTCTTGTGATACCACAAAGTTGGTAGTTTCCAATCGCTCTGAATCTGTATTCTGAACAGTAGGTAATGTTTCTGTTTCTGGAAGTCAAAAATTTAAACGGATAAGTGACTTAGCTGTCCCCGTCGTACGAAGGTAATCTGGATTTCAAACTCATCCTGATTAGTAACATAAGGGTATATGTAAGTTTTTAAGAATTGAAGCGTCCGATTTAAAGTTAATGTCTTCGATTTTAACCTTTAAATCGTCGTATCCATGCAATTCAGTTTGTCTAAACCATTTTAAGGCCTGCTAGACGGTGCAGGCATTGTTTACTTACAGCTCAAAAACAAATGGTTCCGACTCTAATACGTGTCGGCGCCATTGCTCCTGAGAGTTCATCAATCCATCTACACCTGAAATGCAAGCCTCTTTCACTGCTCTACGCATAATATTAAATAAATATTCACACGTAGTTGAGTCATGGAGACTTGCTTCTCTAAAGAAAAACTTGATAGCGTCCAAAGTTATTTTGTTAAAATACTGGTCATTTTTACTCCAACAGGGAGTATTCATGATAGTATCTAAACTTAGCGGACAAAGAACTTCACCATCTTCTACTGCGAAACCTCGCTTGAGAAATGTAGTTTCACTTAACGGTTTGAACTGAATTGCTTCGTTCTTAACGTCAGAAGTGACTACATAACCTAGGGATAACATAGCTTGTTCTATTCCATCAGCAGTCATAAATTCTGCAACTCTATCATCACAGGATAAACCTAGGTCATCTCCTTGGACAATAGCATACATAACTTTATGAAACGGTATAATGTTAAAT